TTGAGCCATCAACAGGCGTTCGGCCACTACCTTCTTGCGTGCGATCTTGGCTTCGCGTTCCTGCTTCTCGCGCGCCTGCTTGATCTTCATCCGCTCCTTGAGCATCATCTCCCAGAGTTCTGGGTAGCCGCCGTAGACCAGCATGTGTTTGAGTTGCTCCTCAGATTCCCGTAGCTGGTTGGCTTGCATCACGATTTCCATGGCCCTGCCGGTGTCGGACTTACCCGACTTGCCCGCATCGTTGGCAGCCTTTTGAACCGCATCCCGGGCGTCAAAGAAACGACTGAACTCCCCGACAAGACCGTTAACGTCCTTGCCTAATTTGATGGCCTTTTGGATGCCAGCCACCGCAGCTTGCGCAGCAGCGAATGCGGTGAACGGGTCCATACATCAGACACTTTGTTAGTCAGTAATAAGGCAGCCAGCTAACGTCACAGGATCAACACCCGCAGGGATCATCGCCGGGTCCAAAATGTCGTTATTCTCTTTGTCCCGCAATGCATGGATGCAGTACGCCACCGTTTCATCCGTCAGCGCTTCAAGTTCATGTACTTTGTCAGCGCGGATGTAGATCATGTGAGGCGCGGTAAACTCACTGACGTGCCCATCTACAGTTACTTTAAGCATGCCCTTGGCAAGTAGTGTGAGATGGTCAAACTGATGGGTATGTCCAAGCTCGATATCCCCTGCCTTAGCAAAAAACATCATCCGGGAATAAAGATTTGCAATACACCCAATTTGAATGAGAGGTTGTGTCATAGAATTGTAGTCGGCATGGCGGTGTTGGGAACAACAGTTAGTGTATGTTCATACACTTTATCAAGTTTAACTAGGGCGAGAAACTCAGTTTTCAATTCTTGCAGGCGTGCATATGCTAGTGTTTTACTAGAAAACCCCTCGTGTTGCCCTGTGCTGTGATTAAACACTTGATAATCCCCACTATCAGGATCAGAATCAACAGCGTTTCGCCACGTAGTGTCATTCCCGTTAACCTCAACAAATACCACAGAAAAACGATAGCTTTCTTGGTCTAAAAACGCGGCTTGAGCCACAGGCAGCGCGGTTTGCGCTTCAGCCTCCGTTTCATAAACGCGAGGCCCGTTTACCCGATCATTGACTTGATACCTCACGATACCGACCCCCAAACCCTAGAAGTGTCGCCACTTACCCAAGTAACAGTACGGCCATTAAGTTGAACGGCTCGACCACCCGCACCACCGTATCGTGGAACACTGCTGTATGTGGTACCTCCAGAAGCACCCCAACCACCGCCTCCAGCACTTGCAGCCGAATAAGGCCCACCACCTGCACCACCGGAAGAAGTGCCACCCGTATTATTGGAAGAACCCCCTGCGCCACCATAGGAGTTAAAAGAACTGGAAGTCCCGCCGCCTCCAGCACCGCCACCGCGACCGAACCAGTTAGTAGCATTGCCTCCTTGACCACCTGCGCCGCCAGAACCGGGGAAAATTCGACCCCCACCACCGGCCCCTACAAGATAGTAAGTGCCGTATGTACCGCTAAAAGAACTAAAGCCTCCGTTGGAGCCAGAAGCACCGGGTGCGCCGCCCATACCGTTATTAGGACCAGCGCCATTGCCACCGCCAGCGCCGCCGCCCCCACCCTCAAGGCCCCCACCTCCACCACCGCCCCCACCAATATAGGCGGAACCGTTAGTGTTATTAATGGTTGTATTAAATCCAAGGCTAATAGCGGGACCTCCGGCACTCCCGTCTCCGGGTCCCGGACTGCTCCCCGCACCACCAGCGCCGCCACGACCCATAATAAAGCCGTTATTTACAAGTGTGAGAGTATCTCCCGATGTACCGCCAGTAAGAGTTAGGCCGGGTGTGCCGGTAGAGGTTGAATAAACATAAACTCCAGCGTTTACCGTAACGGTAACATCAGATTTCCCCGCAGAATAACCTGACAGAGACGCTATGTTCAAAGAAGCATTAGCGGTATTTGAAGTGTACGCGAACGAAACTACGGCGCGATTAGACTTTCCGTATGCGTTGCTCAGAGAGATTGCGCCGCTGGGGACCGCAAGCAACGTGCGCACGTTTGCTTGGTTCAAGCTGATGGTGGTAGTGCCGCTCAGCCCCAGTTCTACGTTAATAGATTGGTTCAAACCCCCAGTGGTGGCAGTACCACCAAGGGAGATCGGTCCAGAAGATACCATCGTCATAGTGATTTACCTCACGGAGTACCGTATGCAGTGACGTTTCCAGTAACGATGAAATTACCAGAGGAATCCAAAGACCCCAAGGTGGTCGCGCCGTATTTGAACACCAGCTTACCGCCGGATTCTTCAACCGTAAAATTAGTTGTAACTAATTTTGTTGCGTTTGTTGCATTCGTGGCGTTCGTTGCGTTCGTGGCGTTTGTTACCGCCGTAGCCCCAATAGCAGCCACAATATCCGCAGCCGAAGCAGCAGAAATCGCCGACGTTCCGTTACCTCGTAAAAGCGCAGCGTTGGTAAACGACGAAGCTCCTGTGCCACCATCCGCCACGGCAAGGTCCGTGGTTAGCGTCAGGCTGGACAGATGATTGTTTTGAACCGCAAAGTTGGTACCGTCTGACCAGACCGTCATGGTCTTGCCCGCAGGGATAGCCACACCTGTGCCCGCAGCGGTCGTATTACCAATCACCGTGGAGTTGTAAATGGTGGCCGTGTAGCTGCTGGCGTTGTAGATGACGTAGGTCTTTTCCGCTGGGGGAGCGTAGACCGCGAAGTTGGCACCCGTGGAGGTAGTCAGCGCAATCGTCATGTTCCGCGCCTCATCCGCAGCACCGTTCACCGCCGTGAAGGCTTGGTTAGCTGACGCGACCGCAACAGACACATACCCAGCAATACTGGACTCCAACAACGTACCAAGGTTCGTATTGGTCGTGTTGCCCCAGACACCCGCTTGATCACCGGTGCCAATCAGTTCAATCCGTAGGCTTGGAGAATAAGTGCTCATGGTGTTACTCGTTACTTATGTTTTGCCAGTTGGGGTTCTGGGTGCTGATGATCTTAATCCAACCCCCAACGCCAGAGGAATCCGCAAGAGCAATGTTTTCAGTCAGCGCCGTCTGGAACGCCGCTGTAACAGCACGCACATCGTTGGCGTTCAGGTTTTCTGTAATGGTGTTAAGGAAAGCCGACACGACCGTCGTCGCATCCGCCGCAGACATGTTCTCGGTGATGGAAGCTATAAAGACAAGACCACCTGTGATCACATCCGCGATAGACGCGCCTTCAGAGACCGACTGCGCAAACTGCGCAGCAATGACCCGAACATCATTCAGGGAGCTATTCTCGGCAATTGACTGAGCAAACTGAGCCGTAATGCTGGGTGTATCCGCCGGGACACTATTTTCCGCAATGGTCTGCCCGAAGTTGGACTGCTGCGTATTGGCATCCGCAACCGCGTTGATTGCTTCTGTACGAGACTGCAAGAACGCAAAGTACGTCTGTGCCGTGTCATCCACCAGCACCGTATCCTCAGTACGAGTAACTGCAAACTGCGCGGCAATCGTCGGGGTATCCGCTGGATTAGAGTTTTCCGTGATGTCCTGTAGAAAGGTTGAGAGTTGGGTGCTGGAGTCGCCGGATGTCAGGACCTCGTTGACACTACCGAAAAACAGCCCCACCCCCGTAACCTCAATCTCGCTCTCAGTAATATCTTCAGTGATGGTCTGAAGATACGCGGACAACTGCGTGCTGGCATCAGCGGCGGCAATATCCTCGGCGATGGAAAAAGAAAAGCTCGCCCCTGCAAGTGATGCAAAAGGAGTCTGGGCGAAGCCTGCAATTCCAAACACAGATTACCCCTTGAGTGCGCGGACTTCTTCTCGAAGCTCTTTGATGGCCTCAATCAGCAGCGGCAGGGCACGCTCATACCGCACCGTCATGTACTTGGGGTCAATCGGAGCCGGAGCCACAATCTCAGGCATCACCGCGTTTACCTGCTGCGCGGAGACACCAACTTCGCGTTTGACTTCATAGCCCAAAGCCTGCGCGGTCTCATTGGCCTCGTAGTAGAAGCCTTCAAGACTGCACAGCTTATCCAACGCGTTCTCGATCTTGCCCAGTCGCGTCTTTAGGCGGTCGTCAGAGTAATAAGCCGTGACGTTGTTAGTCGCCCGGATTTCACCCGTCGTACCAGATGCTGCAGTGCCGACACCGAATGAGCCAAACTGAACGCTGGCGGTGGTGTTGATGCTCTGGGGCGTGGAAAGAGTCACACTACCGGTAGAAGCTGACGCAGTGATCTGGTTGGCAGTGCCCGTGATGGACGTGACACCCCCGTTGGTAATGGTTACCGCCCCAGTAGCACCGGACACAGAAATACCCGTACCAGCAACTGCGCTTGTGACCCCGCTGTTGGTGATCGTGAAGTTGGGGTATGTCCCACTGGTAGAGATGCCCGTACCCGCCGTCAATGCAACCGTCTGATCCGGGGCTGTGTTGTTGATGGTCAGGGTGCCAGAGCCGGTCGTTGTGCTGATGCCTGTTCCCGAACCAAGAGATGCAACGGAAAAGTTTGTTCCGTTACCAATCAGCAGTTGGCCGTTTGTAGGGGTTGCCGTAGCTCCTGTGCCGCCCGCCGCAGGGGGCAGAGTACCAGCCGTCAATGCGGATGCGCTAGTGGAATACAGCGCATAGTTGGCCGCCGTAAACGTCGTGAGGCCTGTGCCGCCATAGCCCGGTTGGATCGTTCCGCCTTGCCATGTACCACCAGAGATGACAGCAGAACCAAGATTGAAAGCGTTCGTGCCAAATGTCACGCCCTCGGGCAGATAGGCGTGTAAGTCCCAAGTGCCGCCAACCGTGGCGTTGTTCGTCAAAAACACCGCGCCTGCGCCGCCAGCGGCAATCGTGCCAATCGTTGCGGTGGCGTAGTCCGTGATGGTCAGCGTGCCTGTCGCGAGGTTGTTGAAGATGAACGCTACCCCGGTGGTCAGGGTGGTTGCATCAGGCAGCGCGTAGGTCTGGCCGCCGGTTCCAACAAGCGACTGTATGTAGCTCGACGCCGTGGTCAACACCGTGGTGCCACCGGCAGCCGTGGTGTTTGTGTTTGATTGGTTAACCCGGTTGGCCGTGATGTTCTGGTCCGCATCACGCAGCACCACAGAGTTGGCACCGGACGAAGCGGTAACCCCCGTGCCACCATATGCCGCACCAATGGTTGAACCCTGCCACGTACCAGAGGCCACAGTCCCCAGCGCAGAGACGTTGCCGCTGCCGTCCAGATTGACCGATTTGCCCGACGGGTAAGTGACGAAGACGTTCACAGCACCCGAGAAGGTGACCGCACTGCCCCCGTTGCTGGAGGCATAGATCGTCGTGCGCGTCAGTGTTGGCCCGGTCGTGGAGTACGTGCCAAGGCCCACCTCCCAGTTACCCGATGAATCAGTTGCCGAGTAGTAGGTGGTGTTGGTATCGCCAACAACAGCGAACGTCTGAAAGCCAGCTACCGCGCCAGTAAGCGTGAAGCTTACAGTCGTATTCGCCGTGGCCGATTCTTGGACACGGTTTGCA